CCAAACCCACAACAAAAAAAAAAATTAAAAAAAAAGAAAAAAAAAAAAATAAAAAACAAAGGAAAAAAGAAAAAAAATAAAAAAAAAAAAAAAAAAAAAAAAAAATAATAATATATCCTTGTTGCGCTTCGTATACCGCAACCCCCTATGCATAAGTGTATAATAGTATGGAGGGAGGGAGGGGGAGTCAGGAAGTTGACGTTAATATTATAACTCGGTATGATTATACTAAGGTATAATATTACATTCGCGAGAGACTATCGAATTTTTTTGTAAAAAAGGATTGGTTGATTGCGAGAGATTATGGTGGGTTATTGTAGGAATGTAGATGAAAGAAGAGTAGTAGGGGTTAGTAACTTCCCCCTACTATTGTGTTACTGAGTCGATGCCGTCGCAGCGAGCAAAGCTTCGACCTGCTTTCGCGCCACATCTTCCGCCACGCCCAAACGGATGTAATCTCGCACCATGCGCTCCTTGATATCCTCCGGGGATACCTCAGATGGACGATACGGAAGCAAGGCCGCCTGATACGCATTGCTGCGAGCATTCGCCTTGAGATTGTCGTTGACCATACCAACGACAGACCACTTTTTTTCCGCGATAACGGAAGTGGCTTCCGTCTCAGTTTCGCAAACCTGATAATCGAAACTCTTTTCGATTTTCTCCCCCGCTTGCGGATGGCCTTCGGGAATTGCAAAACTGAACTTGCCGATTTTGACCTGCATCATTTCACCTCAGTCTAGGGCGGAATTGCCCTTCAATGAAAAACAGTCTATCATGGTTCGCGCCGTTTGTCAAGACCGTTTTTCGTGTCCGGCGCTTTTTTCTTGCCCGCGCCGTTGACCTATACTAAAGCATCGCGCGTGCCAAGTCCCACCTTACAGAATGCCAATGATTCGAGGCATTCCGTCCCAGACCTTACAATATTAGTGACAATAATTGACACCCGACCTGACACTTCTTGGCAAGTCCTTTGTTTCCAATGGTTTGCAGGTGACAAAAAGTGGTATGACTCGAACAGACTCTATACCCCTATACCCCTCTTTAGTGGTCCCATACATGGCACGATTCTTGCAGCAGATTACAATCAATCGATTGGTTAATAAATTGGGGATGGATTGGTTAGTAAATTATGGTTCCATCTGGTAATTTTTGGAGAAAAAAATAGAAATATCTAGAAAATAATATTATAAAGAATAAGAAATTTGACTTTCAGTTTACTCTATGCTAAGCTAGACACTGAAATGGTCTGGCTGAAACTCAGGAAGATATTATAATCTTCCTATGGAAAGGATAAAAGTAAATGCCTGATACAGTTACAGTTACAGGTAAAGTAGGACCGAATATTACTGCTACTACTATTGAGATAACTAATGTAACAGAAGTGAAGATTGATACCGTGAATTCAATGATATTCATTACTGGAGTCGTAGGTTCAATGGCTCCTAAGATTCATGAATTTGATATTGCGGGGTCGAATACTATTAGCGTCACCAAGTCTGCTTATAACTGGACTATTACTATATCTGCTTAATTGAAATAATTATGAATAATAAAATAGTAGCCATAATAATTGTTCTAGTTGCATTAGCATTAGTAATCGACTGCCCAATACTAAAACCTTGGTTTGGGTTCAGGAAACCAAAAGATAGTAAAGGAAGGTGGTTTGAATGAAATCAGATGAACAAGAAATCACTCCTCTTCCAGAAGTAAAGAAAGAACTTCTGGGAATGGATAAGAGAATTGAAGATGCGAGGAAATTCAATTCTCAATTACCTATTAAGAAAGCCAAACCTATTCCTACTCCCATCCCTATTCCAGAAGTAATTAACGAACTTAGAGATGATAAACTTGAAATAATTAAAATAATTCTAAAGCGTTATGGAATGGATTCTCAGCAACAGATAAAGGCTCTTGCTGATATTAAACTTACTTTAGGATGGTAAATTATCATGGCAATGGGAATAGTATCGGATAAAGAATTTGAATTAGAACATAAGAAACTCACTATTGTAGTTCAACCAGTAATCAAACCAAATGGTATAGTCCAAGATATTAATCGTGGACGAGGTAATGGTAATGTTGAAGTGCCTAATGGCTTACGTCGTATCATTGGAGAAACAGTAATCTCAGATGGTAGACAAGAAGCATTAGCATTAGGTAGAACATTCGGAATATCCCCGCCTTCTGTTTCTGCATATGGTATAGGAGCTACTTCAACCAGTTCCTATGACCAACAACCAAACAAACCAACTATAATTAGTGCAAAGGATAGGATTGCTAAATCTGCACGCGCTAAATTAAGGCAGGCTCTATCTGCATTAACTAGTGATAAATTAATTGATACCAAAGCCGTAGACCTTTCAACCATTGCGAGGAATATGGCGGGAATAGTTAAACAAATGGAACCAGATGTTCCACAAAATCCAAATGGTTCTGGTGGTCCAACCTTTGTAATTTACGCTCCACAATTCAAACAAGAAGATGCGTTTGAAGTAGTGTATGCGAAGGAATAAATGCTTACTGGTGCTACTTGGACAATCATCGGTATACTATTGACTTTCTCTATATTTCTGGCTAATGTCATTTATAGAACAGGACATTTAGCCGCGAGGGTTGAAGAATTGGAACGATGGCGTTCAGTAATGCGAGGAGATATGCACGAAATATCTGAAATACTAAACACTATGGCTACTGAACTAAAACGATTAGCTACATTAATTGAAGAGAGAACTGATAGGAAACATGCTTAGGAAAACAGATGGCAACTAGATTTAGACTTACTTGGTCTGGAAATTCTCCTCCTGTAATTCCTGCACATCAATCCTATACACATGGGAATAATTCAATAGCTACTAGAGAACTTAAATTACAAAATAAGACAGTTTTAACTGCATTCGGAATAAGTCCAGATACTCCTAATCATAATGTATTAGGAGATACTCTTTTAGTTTCATTTGTATCCACTCCATTAGAAGTTCAAAATTTATCTGCTCAAGTATTCAAATGTTGTATAAGTTATTCAGAACTTTCTGCTAATGATAATTTATTTGCCCAAATAGGAATATGGTTATTTAGTAATGATGGCTTAACTCAAATTGCAGAACTATTACCAAAAACTGCACACGGAGTAGAATTAAATACTGGTCTGGCTAGTAGATTTTTTTCATTAGTTACTACCGGTTATAATATGGTCCCTGCTGATAGAGGAGCTAGAATTGTAATAGAAATAAGTGTAGTAGGAACACCCACAGGGGGCAAGCATAATGCTACTATTAGACTAGGTGGAAGTGCAGCAAGTGATTTACCTGAAACTGATAATAATTTTTCCAGTTTAAATCCTTGGGCGGAATTTGCTAATACTTTAGTTTTAATTCCAGCAAGTAGTTCGGGTTTATCTGGTAACTCCGGAATAACTGGATTAACTGGTGGAACTGATGATTGGGATGTGGAATAATAAACGAGAAAGAGGTTAGGATATGCTGGTTAGATTGAATGGAAATCAGGTAGCAGCGGAAGGAGTATCAGATAAAGTTGTTACATCCGCAGGGGGTAATGCTGGTGTAATTACTGTTACAGCAATAGCAGAAAGAAGGCATATTCTTCATAAATTAGTCTGGTCGTATAGTGATACACCTACTAATGGGGGTATTACTATATCCGGAGGAAATGTTACACTAGATATTGATATCGTGAATCCGGGGCCGGGTTCATTATCAATTAATTATCTTTGCTCTGTTAATACTAATCTAGTAGTTACTATTAAAGCTGGGGGTGGGGCTGTTGTTGGTAAACTCTATATTGAGCATACCCTACAACCTTAATCATGTCTTTTGCTGGCACAGAATGGCGACCAACTAAAAAACAGGAACTATTTCTATCTCTACCTTGGTCTATATTTGAAGCAGCATATGGTGGAGGGAATGGTTCTGGTAAATCCGATATTTTATTAGTCTACGGAGTGTGTAGAAGATTACATGAGAATCCGAGATTCAAACAAGTATTTCAACGTAGAACTTACCCTGAACTAAAAAACGAAATCATTCCTCGCAGTCGCGAATTATATCCTAAATATGGAGCAGTATTCAATAAAACTGATATGGCTTGGACATTTCCAAGGCCGGATGAATTTGGTGGAACTGGTGTTAGAACTGGAGCCATGATATTTTTGGCTCATTGTGAAAATGAAGATGATGTCCATAAGTTCGATTCTATGGAAATCAATCTTTATACTCCAGATGAATTAACTTCTTTTACTGAATACATATATGTTTATATTGGATTTACTCGCGTAAGAACATCTGACCCACTATTACCAGCAGTAATTAGAACAGCAGGAATGCCTGGTGGAATAGGTCATACATTCTTTAAGAAACGCTTTGTTACTCCATATCCAAAAGGCGGAAAAATAATCATTGGAAAAGCGGGAGTTAAACGCTTTTATGTTCATGCAACAGTAGCGGATAATCCTAATGCTGACCCTGAATATGCAGGAAGATTAGATGCAATTCCAAATGAAGCTGAAAGAAAAGCTCGTAAGTTTGGAGATTGGGATGCATACGCGGGGCAAGTATTCGATGAATTTAGAGATATTCGTTATCCAACTGAACCCGAAAATGCTCTTCATGTAATAGAACCATTTGATATACCTGAGTGGTGGCCTAGAATGGTTATAGGTGATTGGGGTTATGCCGCAATGACCTATATTGGTTTCTATGCTATTTCTCCTTCCAAACGCCTTTATTTATACCGTGAACTATACTGGCTTAAAACTAAGATTGAAATGTGGGCACCTGTCATTAAAGATTATTGTGATAGAGAGAATCCTCGGATAGTTAAGTTCTGTAAATCCGCGGGGCAAGATAGAGGACAAGAACATACTATTCAGGAACAAATTGAAACTGCTTTGGGTAGACCTATTGAATTATCAAATAATTCCCCTGGTTCAAGAGTAGCGGGGAAAATGTTATTACATGAATATTTGCGCTGGAAAACGCGACCTATTATTCCAACAAATGAAATGCCTATTTATAGTGAAGAGAAAGCAATGTGGATTCTTCGCAATAAGGGATTAATTGAATACAAATCTTATCTATCATTATTTGACCCTCCTGAAGAGGAAACAAATATACCTCGCTTACAAATATTCAAATGTAAAGAAGATGGGGACCATGAAGGTCATCCTTATTGTTGTCCCATAATGATTGATGCAATTAAAGCATGTTCATATGCGAAGAATTCACCAGAGGGAAAACCCGCTGAAGATGTAGCAGAATTCAATGGAGATGACCCGTATGATGATTTACGCTATGCTGTAGATTCAGCAGAAGCGTATTTCAATGATGCTCAGGATGAATTCCAGAAAGTTATAAAGCAACAAGAACTAATTTCTAGACTAGAACAAAATCAGAATATGACTGCTTTCTATATTGCAATGCGTAAGAATGAGGAAGCTAATCAACAGACTATGATTCGTCGTTATCATCGGAGTCGTAGGTGAAATGCCTGGAAGTAAGAATCCTTATGCTGCTTTATCAAAAGCCACTGGTATTTCTGCTCCACCTGAACCATCTTGGAGTAGAAAATTTCTTGAATTAGCAACGGGTTATCCAGCTAGTAAAGATGAGGAAGTAGGGATTTCAGATTTGCTACTAGCCGGATTACCTTTCAGTTCAATTGTAAAAGGTCCAGTATTTCATGGCACTCAGGCGGCAATTAAAAGATTTAGACCAGATAAAAATGCTAAAGGTTCATTACTTTCTGGAATGACTCATTTTGCAGAGAATCCATATTACGCAGATTTATATGCAAAAGGAGTAATGGCTGGTAGTCCTGAAACTCTTTCTAAATACATGGGAAAAGGGCAAAATATTATTCCTGCAAATATTCATGCAAAAAATACTTTAGACCTAACTAAGCAATTAAATCCTGATGATTTTCAGGCTGTAATGGCTAATTTAGGTCCGTATGAAAGAAAAGAAATTTTAGAGCAATTACGTCTTTATAAGGGAAGAGAAAATGAATTTCCAGAGGAAGTATTAGGGGAATACATTGATAATCCTAAATTTCTTGAAAAAATGCCATTTGATGCAATTCGTTATGATAGAACTAGTCCTAGTTGGGCTGTTCCACGTAGAACTGGTATTACTACTCCTGGGGGAGTAGATTTAAGTCCTTTACCTATTAGAAAAAAGGGTATTGGAATTGGTAGACAATTAGTTTCTAAAAACAAATAGGGAGAAAAAGGGTATAATGTTTCTTCTAGATTGGTATAAGGAATGGCTTGAACTCAAACGCGAGTATAAAGCCCCGAGGGTATGTGAATCTTGCGAAACTCTCAAGATATCTGTTGAGCAATTACGCTTAGATAATGAGCGATTGTTGAATCGACTTCTTGAGAAACCTGAAACTGAATTAAAACCTACTACTATCGATAATACTACTCCTATTAAACCGCGTCATACTCCTTGGAAAGTTAGACAACAATTACTGGAAGCAAATGATAGACATCAAGCTAAATTAATGAGAAATGTTCCTAAACCAGTTATTCCTGGTATTTCCACTGATATTACTAATGAGGAATTAGAACAGGATGTATTAGATGCCGAGCGTGAAAGAGAAACCCAAACAGGACAGAAATAAAGTCCTAGATGAATCTATGCAGAGGGCACTCCAAAAAGTTCTTGGAGAAATGCCTGATGTAAAGAGAGTTTCTGCAACTCCACGCGGTTCTTCTTTTATGTCTAAAATGTTTATGCCTCGTGGGGCAAATGCTGTTACTAATCCTTTTACTGGTAACATTACTTATAATCCTGAAATGATGCAAGACATGAACTCGGATGAATTAGAACAGACAATGGCACATGAATTATCTCATGTTCGACAAACTCAAAATATTCCTTGGTGGAAAATCGCTTCTGAAATATTGGCACCAGATGAAAAAGTTCCTCCAGGTCAAACCTATCCAAAGGATGACCCATACTATTGGCGTCCTCGTGAGATGGAAGCATTTCAATTTGAAAGAGATAGAGCAAATAGATTAAAACTACCTAATCAGGTGGACCCTGTTTTAGGAACAAGAGATATTCCATTACGTCCTAATGTCGGGCCTTATAAAGGTAGAAAAAATGCCTCTAAGTAAATATTTTCATGGCTCTGGTGAAAAAGTCATGAAATCCATGAAGAAAACTTATGGTTCTGAAAAGGCCAAAGAAGTTTTCTATGCCACTGCTAATAAACGTAAAAAAGATTCTGTTGATACTGGTCCTTCTAAGAATATGAGGAAGAAACATGGCGTTTAACATTGGTCCCTCTGGTAATGCAGATTGGTTGAGACAAAAAACTGGTGGCAATACTGGTATTACTGGAGGAATGCGTAGACCTATGCCATTACCTCCAATGAGGACTCAAAGGCAAACTCCACAATCTTTTCCTAAACCTTGGGAAAGAGTTGGTTGGGGTTCTTCTTCGGAAAATGCTATGCGTAGTCGTCCATATACGGGTCCAAAACAACCATTACCAGGAACTCCACGACCCCCACTTCCTACAAATACTCATGTAGTAAGAGGAGGGGGAGGAATGAGAATACCAGATACAGGTATAGGAATGGGAATGGGTCCAACTGCTCCTAGTCAACAACCAATGGAAGAAAATCAACTTTGGAGAACTTATAATCGAATGCTTGGGGGTTCAGTTGCCCCTAGAATGCTTTTCTAATGAAAACAAAACTATCACCTGAAATCGTTGACTTACTAAAGCAAGTTGTCGATGAATGCGACAAAGAGGATAGGTCTATCCGTGAGCGTCAAATACGCACATGGCGTAGACTTAAACTTTATTGGGAAGGATTTCAACGTGTATGGTATTCAGAAGTAGCACATGATTGGCGTATTTGGGATGAACAAATTTCAGAGGATAATTCTGACCAATCATACTATGATAAACCAGTTAATATCTTCCGCGCTTATCTTGAATCTATTATTGCTGCACTTTCTGTTACTGTTCCTCCAATAAAATGTTATCCAGATGATGCGGACGATACATTAGATTTACAAACTGCTCGCGCAGGGGATAAAATAGCACAATTAGTATTTCGCCATAATGATGTTCCTTTGCTTTGGCTTCATGCTTTATTTATCTATTGCACGGAAGGAATGGTAGCGTGCTATTCTTATCCAAATGAGGATGAAAAATACGGAACATATGATGAAAATAAGTATGAGGAGACAGAAGTAGATGGAGAAGTAACTTCTTGCCCTCATTGTGGATATAGAATATCAGAAAAAGAACTCAATCCTGGGGATGAGTCTATGCAAATGAATGAAGAATCAATGAATGAAGAACCTATGCCAGAAATGTCTCAAGAAGATATGTTTGGTGAAGGTGAGCCTTGTCCTGCTTGTGGCGAAATGATGATGCCACAAATTTCACAGGAAACTTTTGTTGTTACTAGACTTGTAGGAGTTACCAAGAAAGCAAAAACTCGTATGTGTCTTGAGGCATATGGAGGACTTTATGTAAAAGTTCCTAACTATGCCAGAACTCAAGAGGAATGCCCATATTTGATTTACTCTTTCGAGACAAATTATGTCAATTCAATTGAGAAATATAAAGATAAATATTTAGATGACCAAGATTTGCGAAGGGCAATTGAAAGTAAAGGTAATCAAGGGTCATATGACCAATATGACCAGTGGGGTCGTCTTTCACCACAATATCAGGGAGAATATCCTGAGAATGTTATTACTGAAAAGCACGCATGGCTTCGCCCAGCTGCATATAATTTCTTACCATTTGAAGATGCAAATAAATTGCGGAGGAAATTCCCCAAGGGAGTTAAAGTTTCATATGTAGGGGATTGCTTTGCTGATGCACATGCTGAGATGATGGATGATTATTGGACTTTAACCAAAAATCCTTTATCTGATTTTGTGCATCATGACCCGTTAGGTTTACTCCTTACTTCTATTCAAGATATAACAAATGATTTAATTTCTATGACTGAACAGACTATTGAACATGGTGTAGGGTTGACATTCTTTGACCCTGCTGTGTTAAATCAGAAAGCATTTGAACAAACGGAAGTAGTTCCTGGTGGAATGTTTCCAGCTACACCTAAGAGTGGAAAATCTCTTGGTGATGGTTTCTTTGAAGTCAAAACTGCTACGCTTTCTAGTGAAGTATTACCATTTGGACAAAACATCCAATCACTTGGTCAACTAGTAGTTGGTGCATTACCATCTATTTTTGGTGGTCAAATAGAAGGTAGTGAAACTGCATCAGAATATAGTATGTCTCGCGCGCAGGCATTGCAAAGACTTCAAAATACTTGGAAAATGCTTACTATATGGTGGAAAACTATATTTGGTAAAGTTATTCCCATGTTCATCCAAGAAGTCAAAGACGATGAAAAGGATGTGCAAAGGGATAAAAATGGTAATTTCTTTAATGTCTTTATTAGAAAAGCTGAACTAGAAGGGAAAATTGGTAAAGTAGAACTGGAAGCTAATGAAAATCTTCCAATGACATGGCATCAAGTAAAAGATGTCATTATGACTTTACTTCAAACTGGACAACCAGAAATTCTCAATATCATTGGTGCGCCTGAAAATCTTCCAGCTATTCGTTCTGCAATTGGTTTAACTGATTTCTTTATTCCTGATGAGGATGAAATCGAAGATACATACGATGTTATCAAACGACTAAATAATTCTGAACCTATCATGGCTCCCCCAGACCCTATGATGGAACAAGCTGCATTAATGCAAGGATTACCAGTTCCACCACCAACAGAAATGCCTTCTGTTGAACCTGAACCTGATATTGATAATCCAGAATTACGCTGGAGAATTTGTAGGGGATGGTTATTATCCGAAGCTGGTAGACAAGCAAAAATGGATAATGAGGCTGGCTATAGGAATGTTCTTCTATATGCTAAGGCTCAAAAAATGTTATCTATGCCTCCACCTATGGCTCCTGCACCGAATGGCGCTCCGAATGCAGAAAAGCCCACGCAACCTTCATTAAGAGAAGCGCCCATAACAGGTGAAGAAAATGTGGGAACTATTCAGTAAGCAATTCTATGCCCCTGCTGATTCCTCTGGTGGAACTCCTTCTATGGGTAAGGAGGAAATGATTGAATTTCTTGGAAATGAGGAGGAAACAGAAGTTATTGACCTTGAAGATAAAGGAAAAAAGAAAGTAAAGGCAGGGGAAGAAAAGCCGAAAGAAGAGAAGGAAGAAGTAGAATCAGAGGAAGTAGAGGAAGAAGAAACTGAAACAGAAGAAGATGAATTAGCAGAACTTGAAAAAGAATTAGAAGGTCCGTCAGAGGACCAATTAGAATTAAAAACTCCTGTTCCGCGAAGAGAAATACTAAAGAAGTATCCTAATCTTTTCAAGGATTTTCCTTATTTGGAAACTGCTTACTATCGTGAACAACAGTATACTGAATTACTTCCAACTATTGATGATGCCAAAAAAGCTGTTGAGAATTCAGATACACTTAATAAATTTGAACGAGAATTAATGTCGGGTTCTACAGAGAATATTCTAAAAGCTGTTCATTCTGAAAATAAAGATGCATTTTATCGTATTATTGATGATTATCTACCTACTCTTGCTCGTGTCGATGAGAAAGCATATAATCATGTAATTGGAACCATTATTAAACATACCATCATGAGTATGGTAAATGAAAGTAATCGTCAGCAAAATGAAAGTTTGAAAACTGCGGCTCATCTACTCAATCAGTTTGTATTTATGAGTAGTGATTTTGAGCCTCCGCAAAAACTTTCTCGTGGTAAAAGTCCCGACGAGAAGGGCAAAGAAAACGAAATCTCTGAACGTGAAAAACAATTCACTAGACAGAGATTTGAAACTACTCGCGAGGATTTAAATACTCGTGTGAGTAGTGTTCTGAAGTCTACTATCGAAGTAAATATCGACCCTAAGAAGTCAATGACTGATTATGTGCGTCGAACTGCTTCGAGAGAAGCTCTTGAAACTCTTACCAATTTAATTGAGAGAGATTCAAGATTTAAGTCCTTGATGGATAGACTCTGGGAGAAAGCATTTGAGTCTAACTTCGATAGAGAAAACACCGACAGAATCAGAAAAGCCTATATCTCGAAAGCTAAAACACTGTTGCCTTCAGTCATTAAAAAGGCCCGAAATGAAGCTCTTCGAGGTTTAGGTAAACGTGTAAAGGATGAAGAAGAACAACAGGAAGAAGAATCTACTGTGCGTTCTTCCAGAAACAATGAGCGTCCTACTGCTCCTAAAAAAGTAGGCAACATCAAGAATGCGAAAGATATTCCTGCTGGAATGTCTACGCTTGAATTTCTTAACTCTGACTAATCCTCATTGGATTAGTAAGGAGAAAACCTGTGGCCGTAGTGGAATCAAACGTAACAGCTTTAGAGCTGGAAAAGGTGATTCCCAAGATTCGCGTTCTGTTTGAACGTGATGATAAGTTCTACGCTAACATCAAGAAGCGTGACGTAGAAGTTATCTCAAACAGACAGATGCGCGTTCCATTGGAACTCCGTCCGGGTGGAAGTTTTCAATACTTCAATCCTGATGGTGGAGATTTGGGACGAGGAGGCGGTCCTACTTGGGATAAGGCAGTTCTAACTGCCGTATTCGTATCGGAAAATATCGAATACACCAAGCTCACTCAATGGTCCACTGACAATGACAGAAAAGCTATCACCAATGCGGTGCGTAGACTTACTGCCACTGCATTGGATGAACTTCGTAGACAGCTTGATTCACAGTTAATGCAGCCTGGCAATGGTGTTTTGGGTGTTGTTGGTGCTGTAGTTGCTGGAGCAGGCTTCGATACATATACTTTGAACAGTGATGGCTTTGGCGCACGTCTTATGCGCTATGGTCAGACTGTTCAAGTATATAATGCTGCTCTTACTGTGCTTCGCGGTAAGGGAGTAATCACTCAGTGGGACGTTGAAAACAAGGTTATCGACGTTACCCCTAATATCGCGGGTGCCATTGCAACTGATAAGATTGTTGTAGATGGTATCTCGTCTCCCAATTCACTTCCTGCATTGTTTGGTGTGCCATATCATCACAGCAATGCGTCAGCAGGGACTTGGTTGGGATTCAATCGCGCAAATACTCCTGAAATCAGAGCTAATCGTGTGAATGGTAATAATGCGGCATTGTCTCTCCCCTTGCCGCGTCTTGCCATTAACAAGATTGGTAATAGGGTTGGAATTGACAACAATTTCAAACCTAATGCATGGTTACATCCTGCCCAAAAGCAAGCATACGAGGATATTGGGCAGGGAATGATTCTTCTAAATCAACCAATGCAGAGTCAGAAGGCTGGAAATCTGAATCTGTATTTCGATAAGATGCAGTTTGCAGGTGCTCCTGACAGACCATCTTACAATTGGGACAAATCACGTATTGATTTTGTCACTGATGAAGTGTGGGGTAGAGGCGAAATTCTTCCCATTGGTTTCTACAAGACTGATGGGCGACAGATTTTTGAAATTCGCTCTGCTTCTGGTGGTGTAACCGCAGCGGATATCTTCTATATGGTCAACGGTATGCAGACTTTCGTCAATAACCCTGCTGCCTGTGCCTATATTGATGCGCTGCAAGTTCCTGCTGGTTATTAGGAGGTATGTATGAGTGACCTTCTACATCAGCAGTTGTCTACAGTTCAGACAGACAAACAACCACTACCACCTACTATTGCTTCAGCAGTTGCTATTGCCCCTACTACGAAGTTTACCTTCGTAACGGGAGTTGTTCAACTTGAAACTATCACACCCTTTACATCAGGGTATCAAGAAATTACCTTGTGTTTCACAGATGCTAATCCAGGAGCATTTGTAACCACGGGTAATATTCAAATTGCATATACGCCTATTCAGAATAGGCCAATTGATTTATGCTATGACCCCTCTTCTGCGAAGTGGTGGGTTAAAGCAGTAGTTTAAAACTAAGTAAGGAGGTAGACCAGTGCGCGAATCAGAATCCATCGTAAAGGTCATCAATTCACAATTGAAAGACCTGTATGGAATTGACATCGTCACTGGTCTACCTATATTCAGAATTGTATGGTCAGACGATGAAATGGAGCATCGTAATGGAACATTTGATGATTATACTTCTACTGGAATCTATATTAGAACAGTAACTGAAACTCGTTATCTTCCTAAATATAGACAATGGATTCATGGTAGACATATTCTTGAGAGATTAGTGCTGGTTCCAGAGTCTCAACAGCAAGAACTCCCAGCTGCTAAAATTTCCTATGAACCATTGTGGGTATTTCGTAAAGGAGATGATAATGAAACTCCTGAGGGATATCTACCCCCGCGCTTAGATGCTTGTAAATTCATTGTAGATTCAGTTTTAGCCGCGCAAGCTGTATCTACTATGATGTTAACCGGTAAGGAGCAAAGAAATAAATCATCATTAGCTCGTTATAAAGACCCGGCAGCGGGTAAAAGCACTGAAGAAATCATAGCGCATAAGAAAAAGCAGATTGATAATATTGTTGAGGAATTATATGGTGATGAAACAGGGTTAATGGGCTCAACCCTTAGTCGAAACCAAGGTGGTGGTGAGACTATAATAGTGCCCCATCCATTTGTTAAGGAGTAACAACTATGTCATTAATTGGCGGATTTCCTGGATTGAGAGAAATACGTAGAAGGACAATTCGCGCACCAGTTAATCCAATGGATAAGGCAACTGTTATTTCAATTTATCCAAAGGAAATTAATGAAACTAAATTTACTATTGAACCGGGTGTTTTTCATATTGATAAAGGTTCATTTGAGGAACCTGCACTATTAGTAGTTGGTCCTTCATCGTGGTGGAGAGAAATTGATGATGAACAACCACTACTAGAAATTCCTGTCGGGTCTATTCAAATTGCAGATTCCATAGTTAAAGACTATTGCAACGGATTACTTGCTTATGTTGTAGATATTTCTTCACCAGGATTAGCATATGTTGCTGGTGAACATGATATCAAAAGTATTAAAAAGAATTTTCCACATGTATTAGATAACTTAAATAGAATTCAAAGACAGTGGTATGTAGAATTAGTAAATCTTACTAGTTCACTATGGGCAATGTCAAATGGAAATCCTCGCGTAGTATCAGGAGATGCACGCTTGGGAGCTAAAGAACTTGCACTACAAAATATTGATTGGATGGAAAATTTCGAGGCAATGGACATGATTCGTTGCATTGCATGTGGACAACTGAGGAATCCAAAATTCCCTGTTTGTATGCATTGCCATAATGTGGATATGTCCCATCCCGCGGCTAAAAATTTGGTATTTATTCCGCAGGGTAGTGGTAATATTCCACAGATGCCTATTCCTCCTCCAATAGTTGTGACAGGAACATCACCAGTTAAGGGGTAAATATGTCATC